AACATCGAAGCATCATCAAGTATCAGAGAGGTAGCACCAGCACTCGCCGCTGTCGTTACCTGTGTATAAACCCTGCCTTCTAAACTTCTGTCGAAGACATCAATAGGCATATATTCAGTTCGGTACTTACCTACTCTGATATTCAGAACAGACTGTTTCGTTTCACCATACTTCATTCCATAAGTAAGTCCACTCAAAGCATACCTATTTTCATCTGTTACAAGCGTTAAAGAAGTGTTATCTTCTATAAACTCCCAACTCCAATCCTTTTTAATTCCAGTCGAAGGGTCAATATATTGCGTAACATAATCTTGCCAATCCTGAACCTGTCGGACTAGGAAAGCCGGATTCATTTCGCCACTCTCTTGCATTTGCGCCCCTGTTAAATCAAGAGCATTTTGTATTATTTTATACGCCGAACTAGAACCAAGTCCACCTGCCGCAACATAATCAGAAGCAGAACTTTCAGTTGTACCATCTGTGAAAGTAGCATAATAATAAGAATACGCCGTGTCTGTAGTAATAAGCGTATATTCATTATATGCCTTATTCCATTGAATCATTATCGCATCAGCTAACTGATTCGTACTAGCAGTCTTAGCATCAATAGAAACAATTAGAGTACCTCCAGAATTAGCCGCTGTATTCGTGCCATATATTTTAAACCCTCTCTCGAATATCTTTGTAACAGGACAATCGACCTCATGAGCAAATTTATTCGTATTTGTAATCGTTACTGACGTGCCTCTTGTCACAGCCCCATTCACATCGCCTTCTTCTGTTTTCTCATCACTAATCTCTCCCATTATAAACCAATCATTATCTTCAAACATATTGTTATCTAGAAAACTCGCCGCAGTACCGGCAGCTGCTAAAGTCGAGCCAAGGTATGTTCGAGGATAATCAGAAATTTCAGGATGTTTAATCCTAAACGTACCTTTTTCGATAGATAGAATCTGTGGTATTTGAAGCGATTTTGCTGTACTCATATTTTTAAGTTAATTATTCAAGCCATCCTTCCATATAGCCCGAAGTAAACGAAGTTGCTCCATCACTCATGGCACTTACTTTTACATCCGCTGTTGCTGGGATTCGTACTGGGAATGTAAATTGTTTATCTACGCTTGTGTCTTCCGTGATTGTTTCAAACCAAGGTTGGAAGAAATTTATCTTAGTAGCTGTGTCGGTATCATCTACTTGCGCTCTAGCCGTCCACCTAACAACCTTGCCAGCCGTTGTATATCCAGAAGACACAAGAATAGATGTTACATATAACGTCTTTCCGAGCGGAACTGTATAAACAAGCCCTCTACCTCTTGTATATCCGGCTGAAATAGTTCGGTAAACCGTAGCAGGTGCGCCTACCAGTCTACAACTGATTAGCCCTGCCGCCACTCCTCCAGTACCAACCTGTGTTGCTCTTATTGAATTAACTCTTAATGCTGTTATATATGTCAATGGAGCTGGCGTAGCTCCATCCATATCTAAAGTTTCACTAGCTTCTGAATAGTCGGATTTGAGATAAGTTACCTTAACTTTTTGTACCCCCGTACCTGCAACTGTATCGTTTGCGTCACTTGATACAACTTCTAATGCTACACCCCCTGCAGCAATCCAAGGATATACGCCGCTCTCTGTCCAAATATCTTCTTCAGTTGCACCTACATTTGCATTATATCCAAGTTTTTTAAAAACTGCGTGCCCTGTAATATTTCCTTCCGCAATATCATAAGAATATGGCATGGAAGTAACCTTGGAAAGCGGGTTTGTTTGTCCAAAAGGTGTCATAATTTAGTAGTAGTAACGTATTTGTGGAACCTTTCCTGTATCACTAACTCCGTATGTAACTATCAACTTTGGGTCTTGCGTAACGTCTGCTTCTTCTGCTGCAGATACAGTAAGTCTATTCCCTTGCGTATCTGCATAACTAGGGTCGGTATCGGTACAGTCATGTCCTTCCCTAAGCCCAAGAGGAGTTACCCCAGTTTTACTTATCCAACTTATTCCTGCTGCGTTTAATGTCCAATCGTTATAAGCAGAAGTAGAAATACCGCCTATATCTATCCTAGTAGCTCCTTCGGTTGGATTATCTATTGCATCTCCGCAAGTATCAAAATCCGCTACTTCAAGTGAAACAAAATCATTTTGCGTTGTCGGCCCGACTACGTTCATCCAATCCGTACCATCGTTTATGCTATTTAATTTCGAGGTACAATAAAGAGAAAACACAGCACTATTTATTGCATCATCAGGTAAGGCAGAAGTATCGAAAGGGAAAAATCCTCTTTCTATTATATTTATCCCTGTTGCCTTTCTAGTCGATATTATTACAGTAGTTTCGGCATCAAAAGAATTATCACCAGTCGCTTTGCCTTGCGCCGTACTAAACGTAGCATCTCTGCCATCTACTCTCCCATCGCCCCCCTCTGTACTATAAAACGTTGTTACTGTCATGCTTTTTGTTCGTTAATAGGTGTTCTACTACCGTCTTTCGCAAGCTGAACATTTAAGAAAGCTATCAGCTCTTGGTCGGTTTTGATACTTCCAAAGTCTGATTGATTGAAAACAACCGTATCATTCCCGTTCGCTTCCTTCTTGAATACTGAAAAATGCGATAAATCAGCTCTGTTAAGTCGCTTTACCCTGCGATACCTAGTTACTTCCTCCTGTCTATCAATATCTACATATTCAAGTTTCTTGCTTGTCTCTCCTTCGTAAAATCTAATGGCACATTCGGTGATATATCCGTCATCATCTCTAGTTATGTACCAGAATTTATAAGAAGTTTGCATATTAAGCAGAGGTTACGTTTCCATCAGTTGTCAATGGAACCCAGTGTATTACAGCCGATACTGTACCTGTGTTAGAAGCGGCGCAATAAAGCTCAACCGCACCAGCAGGGAATACTAACGGACTTGTCACGAAAGGATAACTCACCGCTCCGTCAGCCGATTCTTTCATAGCGTCAGCAGGAGTAGACGTTACATAGTACCTAGTTCTGGTCGGGTCGTTGGCAATATTCAAACTGGCACATATATCAGTCGTGTCACCATTCGTAGGATTGTACTGAATCTTCGTATCGTTTGCTTGGTCTTGAATCGCTGTTCCGACTTCAAGCTCGATAGCGAATATTGCTATCTTACCAGTTACGTTAAACAGCGCACCAGCGGCAGTCTGCGGAAGATTGGCGGCAGCTTTGCTTGTAATAAGCGTGTTAATCCCAGCCTTCAGATTTGTTTGTCCAAAAGATGTCATATATTATTGATTATTTATAAAGGACTGTTCCAAAAAGATAAGCTCCAGCAATAGTCTTCGTTACCATTGTAGTAGAAAGAACAACCACAATCCCAGTTCCAGCTGCAACACCTTGTGGAATCAAACCTGTATCAAAAGAAGAATCAGCACCAGTTGTGTGATTGACAGGGATAGGTGTAATCAAATGAGTTACAGCTCCATCGGCAGGGAGTGAACTTGCGTCTAATACCTGTATGTAATATATATCCGTTGCTGCAGTTGCATCTATTGCACCAAAAGCTCTATAGAAATTGCCTACTGCGTTCTTCGTAACTGAACTTGCTTCAAGCGCAGCAGATACGTCTTTGGAATATGTTTGTGTTGCTGAAGACGTTACCGCAGAATACATATATTGGATTCTATCTGGACTCATTCTTGATAAACCAATATCTCCTTCATCAGCAGAATCAGATGCAGTATCGTCTACTAAATAACCTATTGGTAATACTGAATCACTACCAACAGAGAAAGCGGCATCATCACTCTTCGCCATGCTTAGATTAACTGGAGAACCAACTTGTACCCATAACGCTCCCTGACTATTTACTCTTAGATTCGTATAGTCACCATCTGGAGGAGTTAAAGTGCCAAGTCCATCATCCCTAACAACCAATATGGCCGCACCGTAATCCGTAGCCCCAGCCGTATCATCTATCTTGTATGTCTGGGCTGTAATAACCTTTCTATCAAGACTCATTCTCGCAAGACCTACATCACCTTCGTCAACAGAATCCGTACCTGTTTCGTCTGCTAAATAACCTACTGGAAGAACCTTGTCAGTACCAATAGAAAAAGCCGAATCATCAGCTTTAAAACTAGTAATACTAAGTGGCGAAACCTTAAGATACCCATTCACATCAGTTTGTAAAACCGTAGCATCTCCATCCGTGTACGTAGTATCTGCTGACCTGTACTCACCTCCAACGTGTACCACCAAAGGAGTGGCAGGCATCGCACTATCATCTGCCGTCATCGCACTTTGACTACCCGTTGAATTTGTAAGTGTATTATATTGAACACCATAACGAGAAGTTACAAAACGATTAACATCACCGTCATTTCCTGTAGGATTTGGCAAGGGAGTTCCTTCCACAAAAGCTATTCCTTCGCTACCAACCATTCTAATCTTGAAAGGGTCGATATTCTCATCAAATGCACCAAGTTCTGCATCTTCAACCATTAAACTTCCGTTAATACCAAACTGTGCCATAGCGACATCGCCATCTGTATATGTAGGTGGGGTTGCGTTGTATTTACCACCAACAGGGATTGTCTTTGTCACACCAGAACCAGCTCCATTATCAGCTACGACAACCTCTCCACCAATACTTGATACATCAGATTTCAAAGAATTGACTGTAGCAATTACATCTACGCCAGTAGTCCCATCACTTATTTCAGTAGGAACTGTCTTTACCGTACCCGTGCCTAATGTTAAATTAGAAGTACCATCTGTAATTTTAGCAAAAGGCGCATTTGTAAGAAGTGAACCTGTTGGACTAACCGTGCCATCAGCACCTATATTTTGAGTCGGTACGACTTTAGTCGCAGTTGTGCGAGCTGTATTCGCCGCAGCAACAGCATCACCATTTATCTTTATAATATCTACTTTATCTCCTGCGCTTCCACCTGTTGTTTGAGTCTTGTAAGAATAACTTATTGAATCATTTGCAACAATCGCTTTGGAATTTAACCATACCATACCTCTTCGATGGTCAATGCAGAAATCACCAGCAGTTGTTAAATATCCAGCTATTGTTGCTTTCTGGTCTGCTGGACTCATCGTAACCATAGTAGACAACACTTCTTCCGGTACTGTTACCTTTGTAGCCGCTCTTGTAGCCGCAGCAAAAGATACCGAAGTATCATTATAACTACCGATTGCAGAAGCAGAAGAATTTAATACGTTATCGTAAGTCGTCTTTCCCCAAACTATCGTACCTGCGGCTTGACCTACACCAGCCGCCCAAACTGTCGAATTGAGATAATACCATACAAATGCTTCACCACTCACGGCAGTAACAACGCTCGAATCATCGACACGTTCAACTGGCATAGGCGTTTGTGGCTTCACATTAGCCTGTCCTTCTAGCATACCCATATATTATTGGTTTTAAATTATAGAATCTGAATCAGATTTTTGAGGAGGCAAGCCGAACCGTTAGCTTACCCCCTCCTCCTCTAAATCTTATTCAGCATGATAGGTACATCCATCATTAGCGTTCAAGAGCAATGCTCCTTTGGCATCTGTAGAGTGGCCAACAACTATGATAGGAGTCCCATTTAGCTTTACAGTATAAGGAAACTTCGTTTCTTCTACTGCCGTTTCAGCGACAACCTGTTCAACAACCGGTTGAACCATTATCTCTTCTGAAACCTTAATTTTCTTTGGTCTAGCCATAAGAATTTATTTTAAATTACTAAGTCGCTATCGGTTGAAATGCGAATGCGTCTACGTTAGACATAGCTGGCGACATAACATAGAGATTGTCGTTGTTAGTACCGTTTGTACCAAAGTTTGCTACGTTGTAAGCTCTTGGATAGCCGTAACAGAAAATTCCATCAGTCAATCCATTAGCCGTAGAAACAGCCTTTGTTAGAGCGATACCACCACCGTTTACTAGAGAAGCTATGAAAGTACAATCGTCAAATACATTTATACCTTTAGCATCACCAGAAGCAGCCATACTTACGAACAATGAACCAGCATCAGCAGATTCAATCGTGAAAATACAATCTTTGAATACGTTATCTCTTGGCGTTGTAGCACCTCCTGTAACTGCATCATATTTACAAACTGTTCTTCCGCCAGAAGCAGTTGTCGTTAGAGTTGCAGCTCCGAATGTGCAATTGAGATATGTAGCAGAATCAGAACCACAGACAAATTCATTAGCTGTAGTTAAATCCAAATTATCAACTACGCCGAACGTGAATGAACAATTTTTAAACAAAGTTCCTTCTCCACCCTCTTCAAAACAGTGAATAGCAGCAGCATTTGTATCGTTCATCACGAATTTAATATTTCGGAATGAATTACGAGTTCCTGTGTTTCTAATGACATAAGCAACAGCAGCAGCATCAGTTGTTTGAACTCTTGCGCCCTGTGCTTGATAACGGTCACCACCATCCATACCTATGAAGTGGACACGATTCTTTGAAACCGTTAGTCCAGTCGTAAGTACATGTGCGCTATTAGCATCTAAAAGAATAACATCATTGTTATTGCTTTCACATGCATCATAAGCGTCAGAAAGACTTGTATGGAATCTAACAACTCCATTTGGGTCTGTCTTTGCAATATCTTGCATAACCTGATAATTACCCTCATCTGTATCGTCAGGGTCGAAAACTACGAATATTCTACCGAATGTTGGTACTTGAGAAGCCACCATGTTTAGGAGAGCCGCCCCGTACCCTGAATTTTGATTGTAACCCATATTATTTAATTGTTATCTCCCATCTATTCCCTCCACCTCCTCGGCCTTTCAGCCTACTGAATAGATAAGATTGAAATAAAAAACTAAGCACCCAAACCTGTACTCATCAAGATACCTTTTCCAGATGGAACTGCGATTCCATAACCGCATCGGCATCCGAATGTCCAGTTATCATTATGCAAATCTTCACCATTGTTGCCCTCTGCTGGCATCTTTAGATGTGGTTGTTCCCATATACCCAAGTGTAATTCTGAAATATCAGGCATGATGTAGAACCATCTCTTGCTCTTTGTAGAGTCTTTAGCGCCTGTAGCTGTAGTATCAAGTCTTGGAAGAATAATATGTCTGAACATATTCTTGTAAACGTTTGTGATACCAGCGTGTGCACCGTCAACGTCAGCCATAGAGTTATTCAATTGTCTAACTTCTCTTACTGTTGAAGCGTCGTTAGAAGTTACAATAACCGGTTGAGCAGATGAAAGTTTGATTTCTCCAAAGTTATTTAGAGTTTCTTTGTTACCAACATTGACTGCTACTTCATATGAACCTTGTGAGAATTGTGGGTTTGAAGTGATGATGTTTGTGTAAGTCGTAGTTGTACCCGTTAAATCATGGGTAGCATCAACGATTGCATTTGTATCACCTACTGTTAAATCAACAGATTCACCATCCATATCCGTATACGCAGTTGCAGTTGCGAATGTTAAACGATGAGTCAAATCAAGAGCCATTCTTTGAGGACAGAACGTAGCCAAAGAAGTCAACTTCCTGATTACTTGCTGTTCTTTACCGTATGCTCTTGCTTCGTAAGTGATATCGATTTCAGCCGCAAAACGTCTTACATACATAGTCTTGCTGTAACCTGCTACTGTCTGAGTCTTTGTAGCGTCAACACCTTGTCCTTTGAAATGAGCGTATGTTTCACCGTCAATCTCATCATAAACTCTCTGCTCACCAGTCCCCATAGGGATTACGTCAATCTTATAAAGACTCATAACCTCTGCCAAGTCTGAAACTTCTGGCATATCTTTTCCGCCGTAGAATATCCTAGCTGTCGTATCGGCAAACTGGGTATATTCTAACGAACTGATTAAACTTGTAGACATAAATTAGTTAGTTAGTTAAATATTAAAATTCTAGTTTTCAATACCTGTCGTCATGTTGAATGCAAACTCTCCCTTTGTAGTAGAGATGTATTTAGTCAACATAAGTGGTTTGTAAGTCGTTGCTGTAGAAACTTCGTAACCTGTTGATTTTATGTCGAAACAAGCTCCAACGTTTGCAACTGCCAATGTCTCCCCTGTGTACATATCACCAACCATTGTGCATCCAACTCCAACCGGAGCAAGAATAGACAAAGGGGCTGTACCTGCTGAAGCTGAAGATTTAGCTTCAATAAGAATACCTCTGATGTACTGTTGTGTCTGAGCGGTAGCCATAACATCATTCGTTCCATCATTAGCTATCAATGAACCCTTTGTATAGGTTGTAGATGCCTTTGAAGGAGTCCTGATTACTTTCCATGTTCCGCTTGCTGGCGTGAAAGTCATATAATCCTTTATTAGGAAATAAAAAGTTTTGCTCTTCCGAGGAGCTGTTCGCTTGGCGAGTATGCGAAAGTTACGCCAGTTGTTATCCCGTTAGCGTATTCGTTTAAACAAAAAATGCGCCAAAAGGATATTAAAGTCTTAACATCCCAAATGACGCATTGGGCGGCGAGGTGGGAGAACTAATGCTCTCCCGATGTCAATTACTTGTTAGCACAAACTAACAATAATTGCAAGCCTTTTTATGGAAGTACTAAAGATTTTATTCCGTCCTGTTCGTATGTATATGCTATCGGATTCCCAATATGATACGGATTTACTCGAAGTGGAGTTGCCCAAACTTCAAATCCCAACTTATTAGCTTTTCTACAGAAGTTTATATCCTCGTGATACTTAACACCCTTAACCATCTGGAAATTAAAAGGATAATCATACTTCTTTGCCATCTCTTCAATTACCTTCCTCTTAATCAACGTACAACTCATTCCACAGGCAAATATCTTTCTTGTGCGTTTAAGCTTGTTTAATTGGCCTCCACGGTCTTTAGCGTACATACACAGCCTATCCTCTCCTCCGTTCGCTCTAGCTGGTACTGGGACGCCAACAATGTCACCGTCTATCTTCAACATCTGCTCGAGTGTATCAATGGCGGGAATCGTATCGTCATCTACAAAAAACAAATAATCATATCCCTGTTTAAGAAAACCATCAGCTAACATATTCCTAGCGACATCAACCATCGTCCTCTTGGTATACCCAAAAAACTTCTGGTAACCCTCTGGTAAACGCATACTGATAAGATTCGCCATAAGCTCAACCGGAATAGTCCCATTCCATGTGGGGACTGCTATAAAGATTTTTTTCATTCAAGTATTTTATTAAGCTGTTTAAACGTTCTTTCCTCCCTATTCTTATCACCCCATAACTTTTTATTAGCTCTCTTCTCGTTATCAATTACTCCACCCTCAAACCAACTGGATACCGTATCAATCATCCCGTTAGTCAACATCCGTAATGTTAATTCGTTATCATTGGAAATAATAAACTCTAAATACTCATCTTCTGGCAATCCAATATCGAACATCTTATCAGCCAACTCTTTAGCTAATTTCTCGCATCTCTTCTGTCTATCATCTGCATCTTTTGGCAGTTTAACTTTTCTGGCCTTTGCCTCTTCAAAATTGCTCTTAAGCATAGCCTTTCTCATCTCCTGTATGCTCTTATCAAAGAAGTTAATAAACTCAATCTTCTCATCCAATATTTCCCTCATTCTCTGTGTGATATAGAGATAATCACAAAATGGTATATCAGATTCTCTCAATTCCGGGAGTATGTTTGTATTGATGAAAGCCAAGGATTTCTCAACAAGACCATCTTTAGCCTTCTGTATTGTTTGTTTTTCTCTTTCTGTTAGTTTTTTTGCCATGTTTTTAGTTATTAAGATATTTACCGTCCAACTGCATCTCTGCACCATCAGCTCTTCTAATCGTAACCATCTCTGTAGAAACTTCTTCTTTCAAATCTACCCAATCTCCACCATCTTTCTTCTCAACATCTAGGCTAGATAACCCCTGTGTATAGGCATATCCATTTATAACGACACTCTTCTTAACTTTACCATGTCTTTTTACTAATTTCTTTTTATCGACATTTATAATATCAACCTGCTCTCTATCTGTTATTGATGCGTATTCGGACATTGGCAATAGATATTCTTTGACTTCTTTGCTATCCCAAACCTTAATCTTAAATATGGTATTTAAAATAGTCCCCGTCTGTGGATTCCTAATGTACTCATGCACCTTCGTAAATACGACAAGTCCCTTCTCGTCATCTGGATTCTTTGCATAAAGCTTCAACCATGCCGTGTGTTTTCGTGGATTCAATACATCAGCCTCCTGCCATTCACCATATCCCAATTCACGATTGAATTTCTTTCTATCGTCTACCAACATCTGATTTTGCATCTTTAATGTTGCCATCTTGGAATCAATCAGCTCATTCAACTGCTTCTCTGTCATCGCAACCTGTTTCTCCGAAGGTTTAACAACGTCAAACTTACCTGCATCATTCTCGGCTTTTAACGTACTATACTCTGCCCTCTCCCCTGAATTGAGATTAGCCCAGCCCTTATTAAATAATTCTTGAAATCGTTCATTCATAGATTTTATTGTTATAGATTATCGAAATAATTACCACCCGTCTTTACCTTTGAGAAATCAACATTCGGAGCTATCTTTTTAAGCACACCTTTGCCATCTTCACTATCGGTGAATCTTGGTGCGGAAGGTTTATACCCAGCTCCACTACTACTGCTAATCTTGCCAAACATACTGGCTTCAGGCATTGCACCCTTTACCAACGTGAAAGCTCTCGAAATCTTACCCTTTAATCTCTCCTCCGTATCTTCCTCACCCACCAACTGCGTCATCTCATACTCAACTTTTTTACGGAACTCAACATCAGACCCGCACAATTCATTCAAATAGCTATCCTTCTTCTCTTTTACAAGTGCCTCCCTCCACGTTCTCTGTTGAATCTCCATTGCCGTCATCTTCTCTTCCACCTTCTTCTCAAGCTCACTCTTCTCGTTCTTAACTTCTTTAACCTTCTTTTCCTCTTCCTCTTTTGCTTTCCTTAGATTCTCAAAATTCATATCCTTACTGCGTAACTTAACAACCTCTTCTTCAAGAAGCTTGGCCTTCTCAGCCTGTGCTTTTAACTCCGTAATCTGCTCCGGAGTCATTTGAATTTCATCTGCCATTGGTTTTTATATTAAAAAATTAAACACCCTCATGTTTATCGTACTGCTCCGCCTGCTTTTGCGAGGATTCCCATAGAGAATTTAGTCTTTGTATTTCTTCCTTTACCAACCGCACACCTATCAAAGACAATCTCCCCGCCTGTAATTGAGATTCATTATTTGCCCGCTCTACAATCTCACAATTAAGTTCATAAGTCAAGCTGTCTATTATCATCCGCAAAACTCCATTCTTATATAACGCACTCGCCTCATTCAAAAACACCTGATATTTCGGTTTATCCTTCTCAAGTTCCTCTAAGTTCACAACCTCTTTTACAATCCGCAACTCTTCACGAATCAAATCACGGACATCTAATCCATAGAGCTTCTTAAACAACCAAACCAAGATTTTTTTCATCTGCTTTTATTTACGGGCTAAAGTGTTCAGCGATGGTCGCTGTTGACTTCCTGCCCTCGCCATTCTACCTCTAACCGCCTGCTGTGCCTGCCCAGACACACCGGCGCGTTGCTGACCCTGCTGTTGACCCTGTGGCTGTCCACCCATCTGCTGTTGTTGCATCATAGCCATCATTTGCTGTTGCTTCTGTTGCTGTTCCTCCGGGGATATAAACGCCTTCTCCGGGTCTAGTCCCGCCTTTATAGCGTACTGCTCTTGTAAGTACGTATCGTTCCAACCTGCATTTGGGAATAACTGTTTGCCCTTCGCTATGCTGTCAATAAACATTGCTTTCTCCAAAGCATCCTTATCCCTCTCTGTAGCTGTAATCGTAATCTGCCAATTCAATTTCGCATTCTTCAACTCCGATGGTTTCAACTGTGTAATCTTGACATTCCTCTTTTGAAGTTTCTTATATAGCTTTGCCTTCGCTGTTAGCTGCTCTTCCGGAAGCATATCCTCTGTGAACTCAATCATGCGTGTTCCCTCCTGGCCATTCCCCATATCATCCTCAACCTCAAATCGTTTATAGACTGACTTCAAAGTACCTCTCACATCATCAACTTTCGTATCCTGTTCCTTAGTCCAATACTCCAATATCAACATCAATCTCAACCATGCCAGACTCTCTTCAAAGTTAATCACTCCGTATATCACCCCTCCAAGCTTCTGAATGCTCTGTTTCTTCAACTCAACAATCTCTGTTGCCGTCTGTGCGCCTGACGGGCTATTACCCTCAAACACAGGACTAACGGACTTCTTATCAATTACCTCCTGAATAAACTGTAGCATATTAAACTCCGAACCTGTTACACCCTGATTCGTTCCAATCTCTTGTAACTTCGTTGGGTCAATATCATCCGTTATTCTACCGCTCTCGAATATCCTGTCTGTGAGATGTTTCCTTGTATTGTTTGCCATTGGAGGCTTTATACTCTTCCTAGTCTTCACAATGCTCATTCTGTAAAACTCATCCAATAAACTCTGGTCTGTCTTGCAATCTGCAACCAAACTACGGCTATAGAAGAAGTGTCTACCTATCGGTTGTATATCCAACTTAACAATCGGATACTCACAAACCCCCGTCAATGCACTCAATGGGAATCCAACAGGCAACATCAACACTCCGTTTAGCACAATCTGGAACTCGTTGCTTGGTTTATCGTAATATTTTATATATTCAACATATCCTTCCTCATGCTCTTCTAAACTCCAGTCGTTATACTTTACATCTCCTGTTGCTATATGGCTTGTCAATCTGTTAACCTTAGCATCCACGTTGTCAAATCTCTTCCACCCTCCAAACATCCCTTTCGCCTCCTCGTAAGTTATAATCTCCCTCGTAAACACAAACGGTTGAGAGTGCATGAAAAAGTCATGTATGTTCCCAGGGAAGAAATTTAACCCGCTTATAAGATTAGAATTTAATATTTTCTTAACCTTTGGCTTTGGCTTCTCCTTCCAAACTTTCTTTAGCTGTGAAGCTCCTGTCCAGTCCGTGCCAATCAACTCTTTTTCAATCTCGCTAATCTCTACCATCGCATCCTCAATTATCGCCGTGCCCTGCACCGTTGCCTCTCGATAATATAGCGGTTTCTTTGTTTCGTAATCAGGTAATTCAAGTTCCCTGCTTTTATATATCAAAGCCTCAAATGCACTTGCCACCTTAGCAAACTCTCGATTCTCTGAATCATAAGCTCTGACATTCGGTTCGAAGTTATAGTTCAATAGCGCACTTACGAATGAATCAACCTTCTCTTTCGTCTTACCGGTTACTACCCTCACATCTTCTGCGTTATTCTTTGGCCTTATATAGCTGTTGCCTGCCTTGGCATTACTCTCGAAATAATCCATGTAGCTCATCTCGTCAAACTCTGTGTAAGGCTTCTCACGGCTTGCCTTCGATTTCTCAAGTCTATCAATCAAATAACCCCTGTACTTTACCTCATCCTCTGAATACTCCGTGGCTTGTACTGTCGGATAATTTAAATCGCGCATATGTTTTTATTATATTGAAGCCAAGTGAATAGCTAGCATATTTTTTGGCTAAAGTCAATCAGATTTAATCTGTGTCAGATAACAAAATAACCAAATCCATAACATCATCGCTATAACCTCGTAGCCGTGATAATAGAAAACGAAACTTATACCAGTTATGAATACAACTTTAATCATATAGGCTCGAATCTGTTAAAGGACTTCTGCTCTATCCAACCGTCAATTCTTATTGGTCGTGCTTGTGGTAAGTCGTCAAGGTCGTAAAAGGTCAGCATCAATGCGTCTGCAAAATCAGGACTTGCGTATCCTGCTCTTCGCATCTCCTGTTTCGTCATTATCTGTATTTTATTGGCTAGCGTTGGCCTGTAGCGTATGGTTAAAAGCTCTTGCCAACCTTCATGCGCACATAACTCTCCTCCACTCCTTAACCATTCCTTAACGCGATAATACAACTCGGCTCTTAGATTCAAGAACCTATCCTTCTCATTCGAAGGCTCTCCAACGTTTACCCCCTTTACAGCTCTTCCAGTCAAAGCCAACTCCTCCAATACCTTAGCACCAACTCCAAAGCTGTCAACGTATATACTTCTTGTGTCTATCTTGTATTTTTCTTGTATCGTTAAAACCCGTTGCGCTATTGACTTAGCGTTAGAGATTTCCTCACTACAAACAATCTTGCTCTTGAATCTATCCCGTATCGTGAAAACGCTCTTGTTGTTCCCCTCTCCCGCAGGGTCAACTCCAAGTCTTACATCGCCAACAAACTCCAACTCGTCATCACACATCCGTAAATCAACAGTGTCGAGCAAGGCTACATATCCACTTAAATCAACCGTGTCAGCCCGTGGAAACTCTCCCAATACACGCACCCTGTACTCATCTGAGTCTTTGCCGTACTTCTCAATTATGCGCTCCGTATAGGCATTATCGACAATGGGGCTGTCTTCAGATGAAAACCCCAGGAGCTTCCAAGCCTTGTTGTCGGAATTAAAACAGTCATGAAAATAGCCAACAAGACGCGTTGGATTGCTAATCAACAGAACGATTATATTCGCTGTTGTCAATGCACCTTCAGCTGTTGTAAATATCTCTTCAGGAATACCAGAAGCCTCGTCACATAACATCATCACATCGTTTGCATGAACACCCGCCAAGGCTTCCGGGGCTTCCTTTCTCGCTGTCTTAGCCCTTGCAAACCATGTTTGAGGAGATTCTTTAATGCGCACATATTGCGTTGACCAATCAAAAAGATTCCTAAAGGCCTCAGGCATACGCTCAAGCCATTTGCTCACTTCCTTCCAGAGAACATCATACATCTGCTCTGATGTTGGAGCCGTGCAGGGGATTTGAGATTGCCTCCTTGTCATCAGGAACCAAAGCAACAGCCAAGCCATAACGCAAGATTTGCCGATTCCGTGACCGGACTTTACAGCTATACGCTTTTGCGACTTGCCTTCGATCGCCAGTTTCACGGCTTCAATAATCTCAGCCTGTTGCCAAGTGATATGTTTGTTAGAGATAAAAGGCTCTCCCCGCTTTTGTGGTTCCAATCCCCACATAGTTTTAATGAAAAAGAACGGGTCTTCCCGCATCTTCTTGACAGCTAGTAAGATTTTTTCAGACGACATTTTCTTTTTGATAAGCTGTTGAAGCTTCCTTCTCTCCAATCTCTTCAAGAATGGAACTCAAAGAGATTACTTTTACAGTTGTGTCATTTTGATTCCTTGCGAGTTTCGGTTTAAAAAACTCAACAATGTTTGTATATGCAAAAATATAATCCTTCCCGGTTAAAGTATTCAACTCTTGTAAAAACCTTTCAGCTCCCCAAGTTGAGATACACTCTCCAATGTTATTCCACATCGAAGTCTTTTCGTTTAAAGCTCCTTTCGGTCTTCCAGTTGCAAGCTTGTTACCTTTCTGAAATGGCATAATATGTTTTAATATCATTGACAATCGTTCTTCTTTTAGCACAGGCGACTTAAAAAGTCAATAGCTTTCGTTTATAGCGATTTAAATTCAAAAGCTGACATAATAGTCGGCTTGATGTAATAACGCCATTTTTGTTAAAAATGCCCATTTTCGTTTGATTTAAGAGGAATTGAACCTAAACGGCTATTTATTTGCGAGATGATTTCGTCTGTTTGTTTTATAAATTTAAGATACTTGCCACACCCTGAACACAGAGCTTTTAAATGGAATGTATATTTGGGAGTGATTGGATTATTTCCTGTTATTTTAAAAAGATTGTCGGGGGTTTTCATCATTCTAATAATTACGACAGGATAATCATTCACCCCACAGGTTGCACATTGTAATTTTTCCATGATTGTTTTTATATTCAAGTATCAGCCCGCAAGTGTTTTGGATATAGTCTGCCCACCGTATTAAAACACAATTTAATACAGTTGGGAAGACATAGTTTTTAGTGTTTTGGATTTAGTTTGCAGATATACTTCTGACCCCCCACGGTCTAGCTTTACGGGGTGCAATCATTCTCTATCGGTATAAACGCTCGAGGATTTTTATTTCTTTAGACAGCCGTAGCTGTAAGTAAGAGCCTCCTAATGGCTACTCCCTTTATACCTGCTGTAACGGTATTGATTGCTTTTCTATCTGTCCACCTCATGGCTAGGACGGCAGTCGCTTATGCGTTCAGTCGTGGACAATTTTAACTATGCCTAGATGTCAATCGTATATCAGAGGAAAATTGCTAAACGGATTATTCATCCTGCCCCTGATAGCTGTTTGTGTGTATCTATTGTGTAACCCGATTAAAGGACGGAACGCTAGATACGAAAAAAGCCCTATCAACTGGTTTCGATGGTGTGAACAATGATGCGGATTTCTCCCCGCTCACCATTTACGCCAGTTGATAAGGCTCAATGATTGCATTGTTCGCCTGCTTCTTATCTCAATATCTCAATTCCCGCAATCATATTATTACATTTCGTCAAGTCAATCTCTATTCCGTATCTGTTAGTTACTACAAAAGAAAATATACAATAACCCTTGCATTACTATATAGAGTCGTGCTATACTATGTATAGACAATATCACTAACAAACAAAACGCATGAAGACAATCGCTTATGTAGACTTATGCGCACCAAGCATAATCAATAAATACATCCCATCAGGAAATACGCCAAGAGTAGCAAGGATAACAGAGGCACTAAACGACTTAAAGCATACAGGGAATATCGCAATTTATTTATTCAAAAAAAATAAAAAAAGACTTTTAACAGTCAGGAACCGCCAGAACTAATGCTGGTTATGGTGCGAGAACACCCTCGACAGTAGACTACACAATTAATACAGCAATCCAAGATAGCACCTCATTTGGAGACGAATCCCAACTCACCGACATCTGGAACAAGGTTAATAATCAATCAGTAAACCATTTTACAACCTAACCAAACAAACAAAATGGAAACAACAACACACATGATTATTGATGAGATTGCCTGTGAAGACACAGGATTAACAATCTTTATGATAATCGAAAGGAACCAATCAAAAGAAGGTGTAGTCTTATCGGTCTTTGAAGACTTGCAAGAGGCTAGAGATTTTGCCAGCAAGAAAGGATGGGAAATTGTTAATGAATTTACCACGCAAGACGATGTTTAAATTCTCCCTCTCTCTCATCCTCGCAATCATAATCGACAAACTTATAACCATCTAAAAAAAACACACCATGCAAAATGAACTAGACAAGAATCTAAACAAACAACAACAGATGTTCCCATCCACAGCAAAGGGATGGATGCCGATTCTATTCATGCTAGCGATAACCCTGTTTATGTTCCTATTTAGGGGCGGAATAATCGCAATGCTAAAGGTCGCAGAAATATAAAACATCATTACATCGCATTACAGCGACTTTGGATTGCGAAGCTAGATAGATAGCCTCCAGACCTCTAAAGTCGCTACAGCACGCAATAAGACACTAAATTTTAAACATTAAAACACCATGACAACAACTAAAACGAAAGGAAGGATTTTAACACCAAGAGAGTTTTGCGGGGATTGCAACGGCGATTATGGGTATGAGATTAATGGAGTTAAAAGCACAAAATCTTATATCTCAAGAAAAGGTGCTGAAAATGCGATGAATAGATTTTTATTTAAAAAATACAACTAAACAACATGACAAACACGATTTTCGATTATATTATTTTAATCCCATGTGGTATTTTAATTCTCTGTGCATCTGTTTTACTTATAGTTATATCAATTGATGTATTACGAAATAAATTTTAAACATTAAACTATATGACAGAAAACAAAGATGATTACAGTTGCGGGGGAAGTTGTTTAGCGGACATTATTTTCATATTCATTCTTTTTGCGCTTTTCAGTAGTATTCCAACGCCGTGGGGGAACTTCAGTATTGATATATTCCCACCGGCAATTTATCTTAACAAATAACATATGGACTCACTGCACACCGCCCCCCTCTCCGAAGTCTTGCACACCGCTCGATATTGCAACGACGACGAAAGGCGAGAAGACGCTAGAGAAGAGTTGAAAAGACGGGGATGTTATGCTAAACTGTAGTAAATAATGTTTTCCCCGGCACTAAGCCACTCTTCACGGGTGGTTTTTTGTTTAGCTGTTATACTCGGACGACTCGGCAATTTGTGTTTGACTTTTGGGGGGAAGGATGATAGGCTATCCGTAGTATCGCTAAGCATACATGATATATCAATCTTCACAGCCCGTTTACCACAAGTCTTAGCGGACATATCTGAAAGATGGTATGGTTGGTAGACGGGCTCTCAAGATTTAACGCTAAGCAAGATGGAAGACTGGAGAAAACTACATACATCAATTGAAAACTGGGAATGGTATGACGACCCAATTGTCAAATCAGTATTTTTGCATTTCGTAATTAAGGCAAACAAGGAAGACACTACATGGCACGGCGTCCCAATTAAAAGAGGCGAGCTAGTAACGGGAAGAATTATGCTAGCAAAGATACTTGGCATATCTGTTCAACAAGCAAGACGTGCGATACAGTGTCTGAAATCAACCAACGAAATAACCAGCAAAACAACCAACAAATTTACCATCATTTCTATCTGTAATTATCAAAAGTATCAGCCAAAAACAACCAGCAAAACAACCAGCACTTCAACCAACAAACAACCAACAAACAACCAACAAACAACCACAGTCTTAGATATTAAGAGTATAGAGAAGAAGAAAGAAGAATACATGTGCGATTCTGACTTTGATAGTTTTTGGAATGACTATCCCCGCCATGCGAATAAACAAAAGGCGAAGGAAAAGTTTATGAAGTTGAAGAAAGAACAGCTCCCACTCATGCTTGAAGCTATACGCAAGCAAAAGTGTTCCGCCGATTGGAAGAGGGACGGCGGGAAATATATTCCTCACCCTTCGACATGGATAAACAACGCACGATGGGAAGATGAAGTGTTACCCGAAAAGCTAACGCCACAACAGGAGAGGGAAAGGATAGGGGACGGGGCTTTTATGGAAAAATATGGAAGTAGTGCTTTAGCTAAAATAATCTAAAATAAAAATATGAATAAAATGTACATTTTACTAGATGACAAGAAGCGAGAAGGTAACGGCTTTCGGACCTATTACGAAGACAAACCGGAGGACTTTTCGAAGATGAATAAAAAAGGGGGGGGGGGATTTTTTGTAGTCAATGATTTTTTCGCAACGCCGGGA